GAAACGAAGCAGGAAACAAAGGTGCTCCTCCCATTAGATCTCCGTACACTGCATCAGTGACAGATATTTTAACTGCCCAGTCTCCTGTAGCAGATGGTGCTCCTGCACCGCTTTGCAGATTGCTTTGACTCTTTGTACTGCCAAATATTCCACCCAAAGGCAGACCTGCTTTAGACAACCTAGTGCCTATAGACCCGGCAGCTCCAGTAAGAAAGTTAGATCCTTGATTTAAAAGATTAGTAAATGATGCCATATAAATATTTATTGCATTAGTTAACTGCATAGTTTATAATTAACACATGGCTAAAGTAAATTATCTTAATAACAAAGACATGCTGGCTGAGATACACAAATCAAAGGCTACGTACTGTTCTTACCTCACTCCTGAAGACCAAGCATATGACTTGATTTTGCCGTCTGTGGATAAAATTAATCGTCTTTCTATTGCTGAAGGCAAACGGGAACGAGCAAAACGACTCACAAAACTGACTGGCGAAGTTGTAGATCCCAAAGATATTACCAATCAAGACTTGGTTTTTAGGATAATGACTTTTGATCATATACCCAATTCAGATAGAAAAAATAAACCCAAAACAGTGGCAGATTCAAAGGCCAAAGTTCATTTTCCGCCTTTTCAGCACTGGCGTTTTACTGATAAAAAAGAATTAATATGTGTGGGTAAATCACACTGGAAAGATGGATTGTCAAATGGATCCTTTAACACAACCCATGGCAAATTCACCAACAAGTTAGCAAAAATGTTTCTGTTGTTGACTGCTAGGTACGGCACTAGAGGTAACTGGCGTGGATATACGTACAATGACGAAATGCAGGGTCAAGCATTGATGCAACTGTCACAGATTGGATTACAGTTCGACGAGTCCAAATCGGATAATCCATTTGCCTATTACACTGCCGCTATCACCAACTCCTTTACTCGCATACTGAATGTAGAAAAGAAGAATCAGTCTTTGAGAGACGATATTCTACAGGAGAATGGTATGACTCCGTCGCACACTAGACAGATGGAATGGGAGATCAAACAGAAAGCAGAACGTGATCTACGAGAAAAAGAATCAAAGTTTTAAAGTTCCCATAATGTAGTCAGCAAACGCTTGGTGAGCTGAACTGCCAAAATGACCATGATGCTGTCCAACATTTCTTGCACAATCCTCAAATGCATGAGTGTACAGATTATCAAATTTAACTTTGCGTGTTTCTAAATGAAAACGATCATCTGAATTCAATAAAAAATGGGCACATGTTGTGTTTTTCCATTTGCACCATTGTTCAACAAAAAACATCTGCTGTAAAAAGTGTGCGATGTTCATGTCAATGGTATTGTTCACAATGTGTTTCACATACTCTGGTTCTTTACTGCCCGTAATTCTTATCGGTGCAATATTTTCATGCGACTGATAGTTTCTTCGAAGAAAATATGGCCATACTACAATAACTTTTTTAGGACTAGGTACGTCTGTAAACGAATACAACAGTCTCACAACTTCTTCACATGATGCCCCTGGTTGACCAAGATTGTATGTCCGTTGACCTACTTTTTTTTCAATCTTCTTGCAAAGCGTTTTGTGTTCTAGTACATCAATACCAAACACATTTGATTCTCCTAACACAATATAATGATTATCCCAACTGTCAAACTCGTGTGTTCTATAGCCATGAGAGTTACATGTATAATCCTGTACAGGAGGAAACTTAATTATTTCATCTGTGTAAAATCCGTATTGCATTATACGTATAATTATACTATACTATAACACAATGCAAACATTCAAACGTGCGGCTGTGTTTGGTGACATACACTTTGGAAACAAAGGCAACTCTAGACAGTTCAATGAGGACTGTGATAGATATGTTGACTGGTTTATCAATCATGCTCAAGAACAAGGCTGTGAAACTTGTATATTTTTAGGCGACTGGCATCATCAAAGAGCCACACTTAATATTACTACTCTGCAACACTCTCTTAAAAATTTAGAAAAAATATCCGCCGCATTTGAAAAAAATCATTTTATTGTTGGCAATCATGACTTATACTACAAAGATTCACGTTCTGTGAATTCAATAGAATTTGCCAAACACATTCCCAATCTTAACCTAATTCTAGAGCCATACTACACAGAGGATTGTGCGTTTATCCCGTGGTTGGTATCAGAGGAATGGAAGCAACTCAGAGACATGCCAGCAAAGCCGTACGTGTTTGGTCACTTTGAGTTGCCACACTTCCTAATGAATGCTATGGTGTCAATGCCAGACACAAATGAAATCAAAGCAGATGACTTACAGCATCATGGTTATGTGTTTTCAGGACATTTTCACAGGCGTCAAGTCAAAGGCAACATACATTATGTTGGTAATGCATTTCCACACAACTATTCCGATGCAAATGATTTTAGACGTGGCTACATGGTACTAGAACATGGTGGTGATCCTGTGTATCATGATTGGGCAGACATGCCTGTGTATCAAACACTCAAACTTAGCGAAATTTTACACAATGCATCCATTATTAAAAAACGTGCATATGTGAGAGTTGATATCGACACAGAAATTACTTACGAAGAATCAAACTTTATCAAAGACACATTTATGTCACAGCGTAAACTGAGAGAAATGACTTTTATACAACAGCGTGATATCACACAGTATGACTCAACCAAGATGGTACAAGAATTTGAATCCATAGACGAAATTGTACACAATCAGATCATGGCTGTGGATTCTGATCACTATGACAGAAACTTGTTGGTAGAAATTTATAGAAATTTATGATCAAACTTTGTACACTCACAGTGAAAAATTTTATGTCAGTGGGCAATGTTACACAGGCCATAAACTTTGAAGGTCATGATCTTACACTGGTATTAGGACAAAACATTGACCTAGGAGGCGGTGATGCTGGATCAAGAAACGGAACAGGCAAAACTACAATTATAAATGCACTGTCATTTGCACTGTTTGGTGATGCACTTACAAATATTAAAAGAGACAATCTTGTAAACAAGACCAACGAACGTGGCATGTTGGTGTCGTGTGAGTTTGAAATTGATGGCAAAAAATACAAAATAGAACGTGGCAGAAAGCCTGCACTGATAAGATTTTATGTGGATGGTGTTGCAGAAACTGATGATGAAGCACAAGGCGATTCACGCGAAACACAAAAAGATATTACAAAAATACTAGGCATGAGTCATATCATGTTTCAAAACATTGTGGCTCTGCACACATACGCACCACCGTTTTTTGGATTGAAAGCCAATGAACAAAAAGACATAATTGAGCAACTGTTAGGAATCACTGTGTTAAGTGAAAAAGCAGATGTGCTGAAAGAAGAAATCAAAGACACAAAAGAAGTCATTAAAGAAGAAGAAATACGGTTAGACGAAATTGAAAGAAATAACGAAAAGATACAATCATCCATAGACACACTGGAACTCCGTCAACGTGCATGGAAAACTCAACAGAAAGAAGACACAAACAAATTAACACTGTCTCTAGAAGAACTGATGAAGGTAGATATAAAAACTGAAATTGACCGACACAAAAAATTAGAGTCTTTTAGAGAAAATTATGAAAAGAAAAGAACATGGGAACGTGAACTAGCCACTGTGCAAACTGCAATAAAGCAGTCAACAAAACAGTTAACCGACATACTTAACTCAATTGAAAAGACCGAAAACAAATCTTGTCCCACGTGTGGCAGTGCAATGGAAGATGACAAACATCAAAACATGTTGACCAAAATGCAAGACGACAAAAAAGAGTTTGAAACATATGTCGAAGACCTTATAAAACAAGAATTAGACCTCACAGATAAAATTAAATCTATCGGTGATCTAGAACAGCCGAACACATACTACGACACAGCACAAGAGGCTTATAAACACGAAAACACTGTGGAATACCTAGGAGAACAGTTGGAAAGAAGGTCAAAAGAAATTGATCCATACGCAGAACAGATTGACGAATTACGCACCAAAGCAGTGCAAGAATTGTCCTATGAAAAAATGAACAATCTACGCAAACTGCAAGATCATCAAGAGTTTTTATACAAACTGCTGACATCAAAAGATTCGTTTGTACGTAAAAAAGTAATTGATCAAAACTTAACATATTTAAATTCCAGACTAGCATTCTATCTAGATCAAACCGGACTGCCACATGAAGTTACATTTCAGTCTGACTTGACTGTGGAAATAACAGAGTTGGGTAGAGATTTAGATTTTGATAATCTGTCTAGAGGCGAACGCAACAGATTAATTTTAAGTCTGTGTTGGGCATTCAGAGACGTATGGGAAATGCTGTATCACAACATCAATGTGATGTTTATAGATGAACTGGTTGATTCCGGCATGGACACAGCCGGTGTTGAGAATGCCATTGCCATACTGAAACAGATTGCAAGAGAACGTCACAAAAACATCTATCTAATATCACACAGAGACGAACTGCAAGGTCGTGTGAACAATGTGCTAAAAGTGACCAAAGAAAATGGGTTTACTTCTTATGCGTTTACTGATACTGTTGATTAAATTTAAGAGTGTGCAGGGCGAATTGCTCCGCCCTAACCAATAATATTATTTTGGTATGGTGCCTTCTATACCTTTCACATACCACATCATGCCTGCCAACATGCCATCGTCTGCTACTTCACCTTCTGCCACCATAAGTTCGCCTGCTTGGTTATAGATTGGGCCTTCGAATGAATGCATTTCGCCAGTGGTTAGTTTTTGCTGAATAACTTCTGCTTCAGCGGCTGTGTTAGCATCCATGTTTGTGTATGGTGCCATTTTAACCATGCCGTTGTCCAGTCCCCACCATGCATCTGCAGATGTCCATGTGCCATCTTCTACTGCTTTGGCTCTTTGTACATAATATGAATCCCAGTCATCAATGATTGCAGTCAGTTGTGAATCAGGACAAAATTGTGATTGATCTGATGCTTGACCAAATGCTTTTACTCCCATTTCCTGTGCAACCTGACAGGGTGCAAATGTGTCTGTGTGTTGCACAATAATATCTGCTCCTTGATTGATTAGTGTTTTTGCCGCATCGGCTTCTTTGCCTGGATCATACCAAGTGTATGCCCAAATAATTTTAATTTGAATGTCTGGGTTTACTTTAGATGCTGCCAAATAGAAAGCATTAATGCCTCTGATTACTTCTGGAATAGGAAAAGATGCAATATATCCAATAACATTAGATTTTGTTTCTTTGCCTGCAATGTGTCCACTGATGGTTCTGCCTTCATAGAATCTGCCAGAATATGTTGATACATTGTCTAGTCTTTTGAATCCTGTAGCATGTTCAAATTTGACATTTGGAAATTCCTCTGCTACTGCTATTGTTTGATCCATGTAGTTGAATGATGTTGTAAAAATTAAGTCGTGGCCTGATTGTGCTAGTTTACGTATGGCTCTTACAGCATCTGCATTTTCTGGTACACCTTCAATATAGGTTGTTTTGTAACCGAGTTTATTCTCGATTGCTTGACGACCAATATCATGTCGATATGTCCATCCATGGTCACCCGCAGGGCCAATGAATATAAATCCGACTTTAGGTTCAGCAAATGCAACACTTGAAAACGCCAGCACACACAAAGCCACTATCCACTTGATAGTACTCATAAAATGCTCCTGTTTATAACGTGTTGTTTTGAATTGTGATCGAGTTGATTCACACTGTATTTAATTGTAAAATTTTACAGGAGAATATTTTTGATTAGTTTTTTATCCACTGAGCATACAGTCTATCACCGGTGTCTTGTTTTATTTCTGCAAGAGTAAAACTATATTTTTTACAAAAATCACGATTGTGTTTCCTTGTCCATGGAAAAAATCTCACTTCTTCAACACCTTTCCAAGGATGATCAGCAGTGCCTGGATTCTGTCTCCAATACACCCTATCACCTGGTTTACAATGATGTGCTAACTTGGCCACTTGAAATTCTACGTTTTGATGATCACCAAAATTGATAGAACCTAGTGCAAGATACACATTGAAGTCTGTGTGTGGAATATAGTTTTGCCAAGATATCATTTCATCTGCATTTTTGTTTGCAGGATCTATTCCCCACAGTCTGTGTCCTAGTTTTTGTTTGAACAAATTGAATCCGCAACCAATATCCAAAACCACATCATCATCTTTAATTTTTTCCAACAACGCCCATCCAGTCAATTTAAATTTACTGTAATCTGGTGTCCAAGACTCTCTAAAATATTTTAATTCTGTTTCCATTACTTTTTAATCAACCCGGATCCATGCACTCTGACGCGAATGTGGCCATTGTAGTATTCGTCTGTTTCCAGCACTTTACGTGCAAACTGCTCTCTGGCTTCTACATAAGACAGTTCTGATTTAGAGTTGCAATAGAACAGTATTTCTCTGGTAAATTTTTCTTTGCCAATTTTTTGCACATCTTCGTTGAGAGCATCTGAAGATCCATAATATTCTTGCCAATCTGACTCAACTTTGTATTTGCGTTTGTTGACTCTGCCTTTAAGTGGTGGACGAGATCTTTTAAACTTGGCTAATTTTTTTCCAATGTATTTTCTGCCAGTTGTGGTATTGGTAATTTGATACACAAACCCCGCACAGTCTTCAGGCAGTTCTATAACTTCTTTGTTATTGTATAACCAGTTCATGATAGTATATAATATATGTATATGTCCACTGCATCCCCTATAGACCAAGTTGGAGCATTCACTGCCTTTGGTGGAGATCTCACTCATGTAATAGTAGGCAACATGATCAGTGATGACTATTTTGAAAATATTAATACTAAAAATATAGATGTTTTTAGACAGATCTGTCGTGAACACAAACAGGACCTAGACAACCTTGCGAAAACATATGAAAATTTTGATATTGTTGTGGATAGACCCAAAATACTCTACAACAAACCATCGCTGGAAACACATGGTAACACTACTATTGTTAATCCGGTGCCTCCCAAAAATCCTCATGATCATGTGCTGTGTATTGACAATGTTTTTGTTAACACATTTTCGTATATTGAAAAATTTAGTGAACAAAAAAGTATAGAACATGTGACTGATAGATTGAATCCCACCATTGACTACAAACCTGTTCCTATTCCTAATGATTGGGACGACGATTTTTACAATCAAATGAATGAACAAGACTGGCCTGGAAATATTGACATACTGTGTGATGGTGCTCAATTTTATCCCTGTGGCAAACACATATTATATACCAAGCGATACTCTAATTCACAAAAAGGTATAGACTTTGTGAAACAGTCATTTAAAAATGTCGATGTTGAATTTATAGAACTGCAATTACCAATAAAAAATCATCTAGATGGACAATTTAGAATATTGCGACCTGGACATGTTTTAAGTGTGTGGCCCAAAGAAGTACTAGTGCAACAAATTCCGCAGTTTGCCAGTTGGAATATCACTGTCGACGATTCTTGGAAAATTGCAAAACAGAAAAGAAAAGATCAAAAATTTATATCGGATTGGATGGACACAGACATTGAATCTTCAAGTTTAAATATTGGATTTGTGCATGTGAATGAAGACACTGTGATTATTTCCGACGAGCACCCTATATTGTGTAAAAGTCTAGAAAATGCAAAAGTCAATTGGGTTATTAGTCCTATTAGACACAAGATGTTTTGGAATTCATCCATTAGTTGTGCTACAGCAACGTTACACAGAGAGGACACAAATCATGACTATCTCAATTAGTCTGCAGGGCACATGTAAAATTTTGAACACACCGTGGTTGTGGTCTGTGCAAGATAAAACTCACACACTATCCCCGGATCAAACAGAGTGGCAATACAATTGGACAGAATCTGATATAACCGGCTGGAACACCATAAGATTTGTACACAGTGAACATCCAGATGATCTAACTGAAATAAATGCAGATGGCAGTTTAAAAAATACTTCACATGTTAATATCTGTAAACTGTACATCAACAACTATCTTATGCCTTTTGATCTGTTACATAGAAGTGCTATGCATTTTATAGGTGTGGACAACAAGTCGATGTGGCATCATAGGTTGGGTGCTCCGTTTGTAGGACAGATCAAGTATTATTTGCCGTTAGAACATTGGCCGTTTGCAAGTACAGATTTTGATAATAAATCATTATGGACACATCTATGACACACCAAGCATCAGACAAAATTGTTAATTCAATTACACAATGGATGGAAACATTTGTAGAAGTACCTCATCCTTCGTTTGGCAACATGCCTCCTTGTCCGTATGCACGACAATTCAGATTACAAAACAAAATAAAAATCATCGAACCAGTGGATGCTGTGTGGGATTGTGCATTTCGCACTGCGGCAGAATGGAATAACGAGTTTGAAGCAATAGTAATTGCATCTGATAAAACATATATTTCACACTCACTGTTATCTGATAGGGTACGTGGACTCAACAGAAGATTCAAACATCAAGATCTAGTAATGCTGGAAGACCATCCGGATGACAAAGAATACATCGACGGTGTGTGTATGAATCATGGATCATTGGTGTTGATTGTGATACAAAGACTTGCTCAACTTAATAGATTTTCCAAAGGATTACAAAACACCAAATATTTCCACAAATGGTCTAAAGAAAATTTATCCGATGTTGTTGATTGGCGTTTTAAAGATTAGTTCGGTTTGTGCAGTCCATATATAGATCTGTAAACATTATCCAAATCTTCTAGATCTTCCACAAAACAATCAGCGTTGATGTGCATCAAAAACTCTCCTGTGTCTTTGCTCCACTCCTTGCCTGTCCACCACTCAAACCCTGGAATGTCTGCTTTCCATTTACAGGAACTGTCGTAGCCTCCTCCAAGATAAAACCATTTGTAATTTTTTTCATGTGCTTGATGTATTTCGTTGTATAAACTAAACCTTCCCAAATGCAAACTGGGCTGAGCATAGTCCCAAGCAAACTGCCAATTGTCTATGCTTTTGCCATACTTGCTCCATATGGACCATGCACACAGTTGATCTTCATAGTAGTAACACCATACAACTTCTGAATCATTAAGAGTATAAGAGTTAAAAGGAAATCGTGAATTAAAATCATTATGCTCAATGTATCGATTATAGATAGGTTCTAACAGATTTAAATGTTTCTGTGCAAAAGATCCTTTCCACTTTTCAGTGGTTACACCTTTGCGTTGTTTGAATGTGGGTGCTGTTTTGACATATTCTGCAATGTTAATTCTGGTGCTTCGCATCTGTTGCCACTTGTCATCTAGATCAATGAATCCCTGTGCCAGTGCCAGTTCTTCTTCTTCAGGTTCTACTTCTGCATAGACTTTGACCAGTTGTATATCATATTTGTCTAGTCTGCCAAATGGGTGTTCATACCAAATTTTCATTCAATTTCCTTGCTTTCAAAATTGTTCACTGCTAATATAATATGACAGGCACACACTACAGTCAACCAACAATATTTACAGGCAACATAGCATCTCCGAACATAGGGAAATACTCCATGCAGAATGGCGGCGAATCCCTTGATGTAAAATTTCCAATGATGAGGCTCTGCCAAGAAAAAGATGCAACCTCAACTTGTACACAAAAGATTCAATCCAGGTGTGTGCAAGTCGCGTTGTATAGAATGAGCTAACGGGTACAGCACAACCGCCCGACTACGGTAGCGAGATTGAATGACTGCGATACTCACATGATGTATCTGGTTTATGATTCTGTTTAACAGCAGAATCATGACTGCTAATCTACATGATGCGAAATTACTCTTAACTAAGAAGAAAGTGCTTGAGCACAAGCGAAAAGCGATTGACGAAGTCAATCATTTAGTGTCGGAATCGTACTTGCGAACAAACTCTTGTAATTCAATATCGATCCTTGTCTGTGTACAGTGAGTGGAGAGGAATTCATACAATATGTCTGCAGACACTTTGGGCGAATGATTCATCAACAGTGTTTTGAGTATCAGTGCAACTCTTGTTTTAAGATCTTGCGGATTAAGAACTTGGTGTTTAGACATACAGTTTATTTGTACAGGTTTTATCCGATATTATATGCTAACTTTACGACCGCGATCGATCGATTTGACTGTTTTGTCTTGGCTCATGCTGTCAATTTTTTTGTCGAGTGTTTTTATAAAGTTGGCAAGGAATCTTCTAATGTATCCGGAATTGGGTTTGCCGTTGCGAGTCAGTCGGTCTACTTCTAGATTGAGTCCTAGTGATTGATTTGGTAAACCTACTTTGTTTTTGATGTCTTGTAATCGAGCCTGGAATATTTGATCAAATGGCTTTGAACGGTCTTTGGCAATGGATTTTTCCAGTTTATCGATTTCCTGCTCCACTCTACCCTGCACGTCAGTCATAACCAGTGGTTCTTTCAGTTTACTACCGGCCTGTCCAATTTCAGATGATGCTTTGCCAAAGGCCTGTGCAATTTTGGCATCATATTCAAAAAGGTCAAGTAGTTTCATGTGTGATATTTATAGTAGAGGCAGTTTGGTCTTCTTCACTGTCTCTATGTTTTCTTTGACCAAGTTTGCCATTATTGTTCTATCTTCTCTGCCCAACCAATGAGCATCTTCATAGTCCAACCCACCACGCATGTACCAACACAGTCGTACCAACTCGTCTTTGAGTTGTAGATTAGCATTCTCCAGTTCTTTAAAGTAGGCTTCCAGTTCAGAAGTTGAGAGTGTTAAGATTTTCGTACGAAAAAATTAGAGTTGTCCAGTGACAGGGGTGACTCAAATGTTGTAGGAGCACCTTTTTTGACCATGTCTTCGGGCACCTGCACAGTGATGTGTTTGATCTTGCCCAAACTGTTTTGCCCATCAATGTGTGTTCTAATTTTGCTGGCCATCTCTGCCTGCATGTTGTCCACAAATTCTGAGATGTAGGTGTTCTCTGTGATCACATCACCATCAGCATTGATTTCAAGTACGGCTTCTTTCATGTTGTCCAAAGTGAGGTTGGTCATGCGATTGAAAATTTCATTGAACTCTTTGTTCTTTTCTGATGCTGACATTTTGCCTTGGGCAACCTGTGTGATCATACGTTGCTGTTCGTAGGTGCGTAATTGCAAGTTGGTCAATTGACGATAACTCATCGGCTTAACTTTGACTGTGAGTGTGGGTTCCAGCACCACATACGGATTAAACTGTGATCGATCTATCTGATCCATCATCACTCTTAGGTCCACAGTGTATGCAATTGTTTCTTCAACCTTGGGCACAATCACTGAGATGTCCATGGATTCACCCAGGGAGGCAATTCTCACTCCCAACAGCACAGTGTCTAGGTCGATCACTGGCATGCTCCATGGGTCACGTATGCCAGGCACACATGATTTGATCACATCGATTGTGGCTGAACTGTTCAAGAGTGCATCTGGTGAATTCATCATCATTTCATCTCTTGCAGTCATGGGAAACACATTCAGTTCTTTGTCATTGTCAAAGGTCAATGCCCCAGGTGCATAAAATTCCCCCTGTGTGGGCAGTGAAATTGATATGGCTGGTTTTCTAAAGTATTTGTTTAACGGATTTACCATTTTCTATTCCTATAAATATTATGTAGTAAGGATATTTATATACGCATATAACACCATGGAAGAACTAGAAAGATTTTTCGGAAACATCAAAGAAGCCCCCAAGGGTGGTTTTGCATCAGAAGAGACACTGAGTGATTTAGTGTCGGCACTCAAAATTGAAAAAATCAAAGATGGCGGTGCGGCAGGCAAAAAAATAAAAGCAGAGAATCAAGCAGGTAAATCAGCAGGGGTTCTGGGCCAAAAAATTACCAAAATCAATCCAGCACTGACTGCGTTGGAAGTTGGTTTCAATGCACTGGGCTCAGCAATCTCAGGCGCCTCAGGTTTACTGTCTTCAGTGTTTCAAATGGACGGCAGTTTCAGTTCACTGTCAGGTGTTGTGGACTATGCGGCAGACATGATCAATAACACATTTGGCAATATTCCTATTATTGGCGGATTTATAACAGCCTCAGCACTGGCCACAGCCGCAGTGACCAAACTGCAATTGACACTGATGGATCTCCGAAAGGACACATTCCAATCACTGGCTGACTCGGGATTCAACCTTTCCACTAACCTCAACGGTCTAATAGAGACAGTGTTATCTGCCAACATCGGCGTCGATCAGTTCAACAGAATTGTCACACAAAATGCAGATGGACTGAGAGTGTTTGGTGGCACCATCAACTCGGCCGCTACCAAATTCACCAAACAGTTAGTAGAGTTGACTGATGACAAGTCGGAAGTGGGCATGAGTCTGCGTCTGTTGGGACTTGGCTCCACTGATATTGCAGAGGAATTGTCAGACTTCATCACATCCAACAGAAACAACTCATTTATGATGAACATGGATGCCGACAATTTAAACAAGGCCATGCTGAGCAGAATCAAAAACGAAAGAGTCATTGCCCAAATCACAGGCAAAAGTGCAGAAGAACAAAGACGAGCCCAGATGGAACTGGCCAATGATGCGGCATTCCAAGCAACACTGATGAGTTTTCCGGCTGAGACCAGAGCACAATTCACTGATTTAGTGTCTACATTTGAAGGCCCTGTTGGAGATGCAATTCAGCAGTTTATGAACTTTGGCAACGTTACAAGTGAACAGACTGCGATGCTGGCTTCAGCAGCTCCTGGACTGATGGAGGAAATTAGTACACAAGTTGGGTTATTGAAATCAGGTGCCATAGACGCCGATTCTGCCGTAGCCAGCATATTGCAGGTGGGTGTACAAAACAAAGATCAAATTACAAATCTGGCCAAACTGGGCATGATTGCTCCAGAGTTTGTATCCGCATTAGGCCCGTTGTTCTTGCAGATTACCAGATCTGAAGCACAACTGTCGACTTTTGCCAACGCATCCAAAGTCGCAGGTATGACAATTACCAACCAAGAAGAACTCACTGCCGCACTCAACAAACAATACAGTGAGCAGATGGGGGTAGCAAAAGAACTGACTGATAGCGGGAAAGAACTGACGGTAGCAAATTTAGAGGCGGCGTATAAAAAAACCAAAGGTGTCGAGATTGATAAAGACACTGCACAACTGATTGTAGATGCGGCGAACCTGGAAGACCTTACAGGCGATATACAAAAAACAGCATTCAACACTCTGACAGAGGATTTAGATGGCCTGGGCGATATAGCAGTGAGGTTAGCTGATGCGTTTGGTGACATTTTAAAGGAAGCAGGTATTGATGTAACGAAAATGAATCTCGAAGCGGAGACCGGCCAAGAGTTCGACATCAGTAAACTTTACATACTCCCCGAAGATGGTAAAGGAAAATTCGAGGACATATACATAGGTAAAACAGATGGCAAAACATATGACTCTAAAGGCCGAGAGATAGATGCAAAGAACAATTTTCTTGGTGGCAGCATCAGCAGTGGCATGCTGAGCATGGTGGGAGAAGCAGGTCCAGAACTGATGAGATTTGGTCGAGGTGGAGAAATAATCAACAATGCCACCACCAACGACATCATGTCAGCAGCCAGTGGTATTGTGCAGGCCATGCAGGAAGTCAAGGCGTACGGTCAACCAGTCACAGAAACAGCAGTGCAGGCCATGGTAAAAGCCAACAATCCACTTGCTACAGCACAGGGCACCACTCTTGAAGATATAAACAACACTTTGCGTACCATTGCGTCAATTGATCAACAAACACTTAGACAAATTCAGAGGCAGACCAAGTTTGAGTATTAAATACTTGCAAAATACAGTAAAGCAACATATAATATAAGTCATGAGTTGGAAAAAATATTTTAATTTGGTTACACCGGACGGTTCCATGAGTCCAGTGTCAGGAACCAACAGTGCAAATCCCATGTCAGCAGTGGGACGCAGAAACTACACATCATATCTTCCAGAAGTTTACACGGGTCATCCCAATAGACTGGAAAGATACTTTCAATATGATCAAATGGATCAAGATTCGGAAGTCAATGCGGCACTAGACATCATTGCAGAATTTTGCACACAGACTAACAAGATCACAGAAACACCATTTGACATTCACTACAAAGACAAACCCACAGAAACAGAAGCATTGATTCTCAGCGATGCACTGAAACAGTTCAACACAATCAATCATTGGTCTAGACGAGCATTTAGAATGTTCAGAAACACTTTGAAATATGGAGACTCATTTTTTATCAGAGACCCAGAAACACAAGAACTGATTCATGTGGCTGCATCCAAGTGCGACAAAGTTATTGTTAATGAGTCGCAAGGCAAAAGACCTGAGCAGTATGTGTTTAGAGATTTAAATTTGAATTTAGAATCACTGTCGGCCTCACAGGTCGCAACCAATGTGACATATTCATCACCAGGATCATCTGCTGTGGCAGATTCACAGTATGGTGGTGGTCGCGGAGGTGCAGGCAGTGGAGCAGGATTTGCTGGCACATATGGTCAACAGGGCGGAAGATTTGAAACCGGCACCAATCAGTATGCTATTGATGCAAATCATGTAACACATGTGTCACTGTCAGAAGGATTGGATTCAAACTTTCCATTTGGCACATCCATACTAGAAACTGTTTTCAAAACCTTCAAACAAAAAGAACTACTTGAAGATGCAATCATAATTTACAGAGTACACAGAGCACCAGAAAGACGTGTGTTCTACATTGATGTGGGCAACATGCCATCACACATGGCCATGGGATTTGTAGAACGTGTAAAAAACGAAATTCATCAAAGACGTATTCCGTCAATGTCAGGTGGTTCCAATCAAATTGACACCACATACAATCCACTGTCCATTAATGAAGATTATTTCTTTCCTCAAACCGCAGAAGGTAGAGGTTCAAAAGTTGAAACATTGCCAGGTGGTACAAATCTTGGAGAAATAGATGATTTAAGATATTTCACTAAC